CAGCCGGTAAAACGAACGATGGAGGGGGGTGAACAAAATAGCCAAGGTCAATATCAAGGGCGTTATCGTATCCAATGGCGATCTGGAGATTTACGAGTGGTTCGGGATTGATGCTGTCAGTCCGAAAGCCGTCGAGGAACAGATTGCAGCAGCTGATGGCGACGACCTGGAGGTGGATATCAACTCTGGCGGCGGTGATGTATACGCCGGATCAGAGATTTATTCCATCCTCAAGGAACACAAGGGCGACGTCACAGTCCGCATCCTTGGCATCGCAGCCAGCGCCGCATCGGTTATCGCTATGGCGGGCAAGAAGGTGACCATCTCGCCGACAGCTCAAATCATGATCCATAACACATCGACGATTGCATGGGGCGACCACAGAGCGCTGAAACATGAATCTGAGGTATTGAAGAACTGGAACAAGTCCATCGCCAATGCCTACATCCTTAAGTCAGGGATGAGCGAAGAAGAGGCGCTAAGCCTCATGGGCAAGGAGACATGGTTCACCGCCCAGCAGGCCAAAGAGAAAGGCCTCGTGGACGAGATCATGTTTGACAACCACGACGCACCGCGACTTGCTGCAAGCCTGGGGGCTGCTCAACTGCTGCCGCCAGAGGTCGTTAATCGCGTGCGTAATGAGATCGCTACTGCCAAGACGCCGCCAGTCACCAACAACATACCAGAACAAGAGCGGACGCCTAGCGTGCCGCTTTCTTTATTGTCCAAAAAAATGAACCTTCGAGGGAGAGTGTTGTAATTGAAAAAAGCTTACCTGTTGAACCTGGATCTTCAAACGTTTGGAGCTGCGACATTGGAGCAACTGCAACAAGATCGCGCAGCTATCTATGATCAACAAAAGGCGCTGATTAACCTGGCTGAATCTGAGAACCGGGAGTTCACGCCTGCAGAGGAAGAGGAGTTCCAAACCCTTGAAAATGAATTCTCTGCTGCTGACGAGGCTGTCAAGAAAGCTGAGAAACAAGCTGCCAGATCCGCCACAATGGTTTCTCGCGGTGCTTCTATTGAGGATGCCCCTAAACCCTTTCGTCCGGCTGCTGTCGCTGGCGCTCCTGTACAAAGCGCTAAGAAAAACAACGGAGGCTTCGAAAGTCTGGGTGAAATGATTGATGCCATCCGATTCGGCGACAAAAAAGGTCGTTTGAATGAACTGCCTCGTGGCGAAGGCCAAGGTGGAGGTATTGCTGTTCCAGAGGCGTTCCAGCATCACTTCCTGCCCAAGAATGAATTCAGCTTCGGCACTGGTGAGGATGGTGGTTACGCACTTCCTGCAACGCAGTTCCGTCCTGAAATCCTTCAGCTGCAGCCACAGTCGCACATCGTGCGTCAACGTGCTACGGTCATTCCAGCCGGTGACCCACCTGATTCCAAAGTGACCATGCCTGCCCTGGATCAAGGAAGCAACGGCGTGTATGGCGGCGTTGAGGTTGCGTGGATCGAGGAAGGTGGTTTGAAGCCAGAAACAGACATCAAACTGAAAGAAATCACGCTTGAGCCTCACGAAGTCGCGGCCACTATGACCATCACGGACAAACTGCTTCGTAACTGGAAAGCCGCTGACAGTTTCATCCGTTCGCGTCTGTCCATGGCAATGCGTGCAGCTGAGGACATTGCTTTCCTGTCTGGTGACGGCGCAGGCAAGCCTCTGGGCGTATTGAACGCTCCGGGCGCTCTAGAAGAGAACCGGGCCAAAGCAAACGAAATCACGTACTTGGACACGCTGATGATGCTTGCTCGGCTGCTGCCGGAACAAACAGCTGGCGCGGTGTGGGTGGCGAGCCAAACGGCAATGCCTCAAATCGCAACGCTGCAAGACCCTGCTGGCAACTACATCTTCATCCGGGGCGATGCAACCAAAGGTATTCCTAACACACTGTCCGGCATCCCAATTGTCTTCACAGGCAAAACCCCGACGCTGGGCAAACGCGGTGACCTGATGCTGCTGGATCTCTCTTACTACCTGATCAAAGATGGCTCCGGTCCGTTCATTTCGGCTTCTGAGCACGTCTACTTCCGCAACAACAAAACCGTCATCAAGGCGTTCTGGAATGTGGATGGGAAGCCTTGGGTTATCGAGCCCCTGACACTGGAGGATGGTGAGACCGAGGTATCACCTTACGTCATCCTGGACGTACCTTCCACCCCAGGAGGAGGCGGAGGAGACGAAGATTAAAGGCGGCCTTCGGGCCGTCCATCCCAACATAGGAGAGTGATTAACATGGCGACGTATAACGTTACCAATGCTTTCATCGACTCTCGGACCGGTAAGCGAGTTCTGCCAGGGGATACCGTCGAGTTTAACGACCACGAGGTCATTAGAGCTCGCAAGGCAGGCGTAATCGGCGCTGAGGTCAAAAAAGGGGACGATAGCGACCTTGATGAAGTCGAGAGCTTCCATGTAGGCGGGGGTTACTACGAACTGCCAAACGGAGAGAAGGTACGCGGCAAAGAAAAGGCGCTCGCCGCCTATCAAGCATCGAAAGAGGTGACGCCGGATGCTAAAGCTCAAGGTGGTGACACCGCCAGCACTGGAGCCGGTGACACTGGAGCAGATCAAGAACCAACTGAAGATTGATCCATCAGATGATGCTTATGACGATCAAATCGAACCTCTGATCACGGCGGCTCGGGAGTGGTGTGAGGGGTATCAGAACCGCGCCTATATCACGCAAACCTTCGAGCTGGCGTTGGACCACTGGCCTCATCAATCAAACATTCGGTTGCCGCGTCCTCCTCTCCAATCGATATCCTCGGTCTCCTATACGGACTCGGAGGACGTCACAGAGGCTTGGGACGCCGCGAACTACCGAGTGGATGACTATTCGGAACCTGGCAGGCTGGTGGCGCTCAGTGGGGCTGTATGGCCTTCTGTTAGCTTGTCATCGACAAACCCCATCCGTATCCGGTATGTGGGAGGATATGGAGACAGTCCGAATGATATCCCAGCCAAGATCAAACAAGCCATCCTGCTGCTGGTTTGCTACTGGTTTGAAAATGGTTATTGTGACCCGCCGCAGGCAGTGAAGTCACTCCTGTCATTGGATAGGGTGGTGCCGCTATGAGCTGCAGAGGATGCAAGCCGAAACGGCCGAACATGCTCACCAAGGATCGACTGAACAGGCGCATTAAAATTCAGGTCAAGGCCGATCCCGTCACTGATGCAGAAGGCATAACGACACAGGGTTGGAATGACTTTCTCTCGCTCTGGGCGTTCCGCAAACCGCTGACAACAAGATGGCGGGAATACTTCCAGGCTGCTGGCATCAACGCTGAAAAGATGTGGCAGTACGAAATCCGTTATCGTCCGCTGGAAGATATCAAAGAGGAAATGCGGCTCCTAGAGCGCGGGAAGTCACACGACATTAAAGCGGTGCTGGAAGATGTCCACGGCGACCGAACCGAGACTTATATCATGGCCTTGGAGGTGGGCGATGGATGAGCGGGATCGAGTTGCAAGGTATTGATGCGATGATGCGGGAGATCCGGCAACGTCTTACATCTGGCGTGGACAGGATTGAGAGTCGAGCCTTGCGGGCTGGTGGAGAGTTGATCGCTGAAGACATGCGATCGAGAATCAACGTTTCCGGCGTCAACTACGTGAAGTCCCGACACTATCGTGATGACATCCGGGTGAGCAGAGTGGTCCGTCGTGAGGGCGTCAAATACGTACTCATTGGACCAACCAAGGCAACCAGCTGGCGCGGTCATTGGTTGGAATGGGGAACATCCCGGACGGCGGCTCAGCCGCACGTTGAACCAGCTTACCACGCCCGCAAAGGTCAAGCCCTACAGATAATGGCAGAGGAGTTCCAAAGGGGGCTGAGAAGGTGATTACTGATGTCAAAACAACAGTCAGGGCCGCATTGATCGCAAATGCGGCTCTTATTGGGCTGCTTGGCGGTCCGAGAATCTACCAGTTCAAGGCCCCCAACGCTTCTGAGCAGCCGCGCATTGACTTCTTTGAAGTCGTGAACCGGGATAGTGAGTTCGCGGACAATCAGTCCATCGGTTCTGAAGTTGTCGTGCAGATCAGCATATTTTCACTCGGCAGCACCTCGGCCATAGCGGGAGAAGTTGACCGGACGATGAAGTCCCTTGGCTACTTCCGGACGAGTGCTGTCGATCAGTTTGAGTCGGACTCATCCCTTTTCCACAAGGCGATGCGGTACCGGACCAATATACAAGAATTTTATCTATGAGGAGAGTGTTTAAATGGCTGGAGTAACAGTTGGTATTGAAAGTCTTTACTACGCAATCATGACCCCGGGCACAGACACGTTCGACACGCCTGCAGCCTATGGTACGCCTAAGCACTACGCTGGCACGATTCAGTTGACCACAGCACCGACAACCAACACAGCAACCCTGTACGCCGATAATAAGGCGGTAGAGGTCGCTACAGCGTTCGGTGACATCCCGGTAACCCTGAATATGACGGATCTTCCGGATGCGGTGGCTGCCGATCTTCTGGGTAGCGAAATTGACGAAAATGGTGTACTTGTGAGTGCTGCATCGGATAATGCGCCTTTCGTTGCGATTGGTTTCCGTGCCCTCAAGAGTAACGGAGCACATCGTTATGTCTGGCTGCTGAAAGGTAAGTTCCAACCAGACTCGACGGACCTGTCCACCAAGACAGATACACCGACATTCCAAACGCCAACACTTAATGCCACGTTCATCCCCCGGGAGAATGACGCGCAATGGCGTTACCGTGTCGATGCCGACAAACAGGGTGTGCCAGCCGAGGTCATCGAGAATTGGTTCGATGCAGTGTATGACGGCACACCTATCGTTCCTTAAGGAGAGGCTTCGGCCTCTCTTTTTCATTTCTTAATTCATAAATCGGGAGGATACCATGAAAATCACGCTCAAAATTGAAGGACAAGATAGGGAATTTGTTCAAGATTTCATCCCTGCTCGTATGTTCCGCAAGACAATGGAGATGCAATCCAAGTTAACTAAAGGCGTGGACGAGAAGGCGCTCGACTCCATGGCCGGTTATGTGGTCGAGATGTTTGGGGACCAATTCACGCTTGATCAGTTTTATGACGGTTTGGACGCACGTCGAATGGTTCCCACGATCACTGACACGATCAAAGAAATTGTAGGCGGAGCCTCAGAAGCTCTCGGAGCGGATTCTAATTCCCCAAACGAGTAGAGGGGGATTATGACCCCCTTCAGTTTGTAAACGACCTGTATACGAACCTCATTAATCAAGGATGGACACTCGTTGACATAGACGAGATGGACATCTTTTTTTATTTGCGGTTGTTTAGACACTCCGCGAAAAAAGAGGCCCCCAAACAGGTCTTTATCGATCAACTTCCAGGACTGTAAGCAAGGGGGTGAGGGAACAAAATGTCAGACATTATCGAGGTGGCTGGTCTAGTCGCCAAGATTGCCATAGACGATACGCAACTCAATAAGTCCATGGCCGAGCTTGATCGACAAATGAAGCTCGTTAAATCGGAGTTCGACAAAGCTTCAGCAGGTGTTAAGGGCTTCGGCAAAAGTTCGGATGAACTCCGGACTCAGGCGGACGCTCTCAACAAGCAACTGGAATTACAAGGAACAAGAGTTGCGAAACTCCATCAAGAGCATCAAAAAGCGGTCGCCGAGAAGGGCGCGGATGCCGCAGCCACACAGAAACTTGAGACGCAACTTAACAAAGCAGCTGCGGAGTACAACCGACTGCATGGACAATTACAAACCACCAATGCCCAACTCTCGGAACAGCAAAAGGCGGCGGCTATTGCAGCATCCGGTTGGACGAAGGTTGGAGAGAGTCTTGAGGCTGCTGGCAACCGGATCAAATCAGCCGGGGAAGCCATGACCACTGTCGGGCAGGAGTTGTCGCTCAAAGTCACCGCCCCTCTTGTTGCGCTGGGAGGATTAAGCACCAAGGCGGCAATAGACTTTGAATCGGCATTTGCTGGCGTCCGCAAGACCGTGGATGCGACAGAATCGCAATTCGCGGGGTTAGAGACAGGCATCCGTAAGATGTCCACAGAAATCCCGGTTGCAGCAACAGAAATTTCAAAGGTCGGTGAGGCAGCTGGTCAGTTGGGCATCAAGACAGAGGCCATCATGGGCTTCACGCGGACCATGGTTGACTTGGGTGTTGCGACCAACATGTCCAGTGATGAAGCGGCCACGGCGCTTGCACGGCTGGCGAACATCACGCAAATGCCGCAAGAGTCCTTTGACCGATTAGGGGCAACTATCGTAGATCTTGGTAATAACTTAGCAACAACAGAGTCTGAGATTGTTGAGATGGGCCTCAGGATCGCCGGTGCTGGTAATCAGATCGGGTTAACAGAGGCTCAGATCCTGGCTTTCGCTGGCTCGCTATCCTCTGTAGGTATCGAGGCTGAGGCGGGTGGATCGGCAGTCTCAAGGGTCATGATTGAGATTGCCAACGCCGTAGCAACTGGCGGCAGTGCAGTCAAAGGATTCTCGGATGTGGCCGGAATGTCGATCGAGGACTTCCGACGCGCATTTCAAGAGGACGCTGCTGGCGCGATCGTGGCATTCGTCGAGGGGCTAGGACGCATCAGCGACTCGGGCGGAAATGTTTTTGCAGTGTTGGAAGACCTCAACATGTCCGAGATCCGGGTACGGGATAGTTTACTTCGTATGTCCGGTGCCGGGGATGTGCTCAGGGGTAGTTTAGACCTCGCCACTCAAGCTTGGGAAGAAAACACCGCCTTGACCGATGAGGCTAGTGAACGGTATAAGACCACGGCGAGTCAGTTGCAAATCTTCAAAAACCAACTGACGGATGTCGGGATAACGCTCGGCAATGCATTGATCCCAGCGCTCATCAAGGTTCTAGATGCCCTGAAAACATTCATCGCTGCTTTAGCTAGTGGGGCAGAGTGGTTTGCAGGTCTCAACAGCTCGACGCAAACGACCATTATCTCTATCGCTGCCTTTGCCGCAGCTTTAGGGCCGGTCCTAATCGTCACTGGATCATTGCTGAAATCTATTGGGGCAATCACCACTGCAGTAGGTCTTATGAGCAAGAGAATGGGCGAGGCGGTAGTCACTAAACGTCTCGCAGCAACAGCGACCGCACAACTAGCTACAACATCGACGGTAGCGGCCGGAGCGACAACAGCAGCCGCAACAGGCATGGGGGTGGCATCCAGAGCCGCAGGGATCCTTAGCACATCACTCAGGACGCTCCTGGGGCCTGTAGGGCTGGCCATCTCTGCCCTCACCCTCCTGGCGTCCACATTCGGCGTTGTAGGCCGTTATATGGGACAGAGCGCACTGCCTGCAGTACAAACCTTTAGTGACGAGTCCAAAAAGTCACTCGACCGGGCATCTGGCAGCTTCCGCAATTTCCGCAACGATACGGAGCAGAGCCTGACTGAGACGGCTAAAGTCGCTGACAAGCAAGGCGCAGCTATTGGCGACAACATCAACAAAGGCGCTGGTGGCGGAGCCAAGAAGGCCAAAGATGCCGTCAAAGAGCAAATGAAGCAGATGACCGATGAGTTGAAAAAGCAGATCGATGCTCAGAAGAAAATCGTCGATGACAGCACTGAATCCCTCGACAGACTAGGCGATGCCATCGTAACAGCCCTCAAAAAGCAATACGGTGAGCAGGAGAAGGCACAGACCGATGCCCATGATAAACGTCTGGAAGGAGAAAAGAAGACCTCTGAAGGCGTCCTGAAGAACCTGGAGCGCGAGTCTGAAGAGAGGGTCAAGGTGCTTGACCAGCAAATTAAAGACGAGAAGAAGGCATCCGATGAGCGAATCAAGATCATCGACAATGAGTACGCCGAGAAGCTGAAGCTTGTTGACTCTGAAGCTTATGAGCAGATCAAAGCCTTGCAGGAACAGATCGACGCCATTGACGGTCAAACAGAGGCCGAAGAGAAGGCAGCAAGGGAGCAAGAACATAACGCCCGGGTTGCTGAGCTACAAAAGCAATTAGCGGCAGCTGAGACCGCTGAGGAACGCGAGAAGATCCAACGCGACCTCACAAAGACTCTGGCGGAGTATGAACGCCGTCAGGTACTGGACCAACGCAAAACCCAGAAGGATCTGCTGAAAGAACAGATCGACGCTGTAAAGGAAGCCGCCAGTGCCAGGAAGGATGAACTCCGGCAAGAGTTGTCCGATCTCAAAGACAACGAAAAGGATAAGCTGGCCGTGCTGCAGGATAGTCTTGGGGATCATAAGACGGCCACAAAAGAACATTATGACCAACTCCGGGAGGATGAGCGCACACGTCTTAAGGAGTTCCAGGATGGGCTTGAAGCGGAGAAACAGGCGGTTAAAGCCTACTTTGCCGAGCGCACGGAGTCCGAGAATCTGCAGGCCGAGGCGCGTAAACTCATCATCTCTAAGTCGAATGACGAGATTGTCAACTTGCTCAAGCGGTACAATCCAAAATGGCAGGATGCTGGTCAGAGTTTTGCTGATTCGTTCGCAAATGGGTTGAACTCCGAACGCCAGACGATAGAGCAGGCAGTCAGTGGGATTACAGCGATTGCTCCGGCTATCGACGCACAAGTCAAAGAACTGGATCGTCTGCAGGAAAAACTCAAAGAGTTGGAGGCACAAACAAGTAACGCAGCATCCGGAGGGTCTGGAGGCGGAGGCGGTGGCGGCGGCCTCGGAGGTCTTGCAGGTCTTACGCAACAAGCTGACGACCTGACAACCTCGCTGGAAGACATTATCCCAGCTATTGACGGTATGGGCTTGGCAGTAGAGACGGAGACTGACCGCTCCATTGATGCCTTTATCGATCTGGAGCGGCAAGCGACCATCGCGCTCAATGCATTGTATTGGTCCGGCACTCAATTGTCGGAGGACACCGCCGAAACGATTGCTGATACCTTCTTTGCGATGGGACAAGAGGTCAAAGGGAATATGGAAGCAGCCCACGAGGAGCAGTTACAGTCCCTGCAGACCTACTTCGACAACAACAAAACCCTGACCGAAGAAGAAAAAGGCAAGATGCTGTTGGAGCTTCAGACCGCTCAAAAGAACGAGGAGCAAGCCATAGCCGACAGCCAACAGCGGGTGTTTGAAATCCTTTCAAATGCTTTGGATGAGCAGCGCGGTATTACCAAAGAAGAATACGAGGAAATGAACCGCATCAAGT